GTTGTTCAGATCACAAATTGGAAAGGAGAAAATATTGCATCTGAAACGATAGATTTATATAAAACTCAAACTCAAAGTATTTACAGCGTAAAACTTGGTGATTCTAGCATTACAACTGGCCGCGCAATTGGTAAAGATAAATACCAATTTATGGCATCAGACAGAACTTTACAAAACTTCTTAGTTAATAATATCGGTAAAAACTATACCTACGATACATCTTATTCTAACATAGTAATAAATAGAGTTCAGGGTTCGGATATTCCAGACGTCTATAAAGCCGCTGTTTCTTATGTTAAATCGCTTATACCGGCTCAAAAATAATTGTAAAAAAATATATTTTGTAGAATCCACCATAAGGTGGATTTTTTTTTACTTAAAAAAAACTGAACTTATATTTATATGTGATATGGCAAATGGTATTACTTATGGAATTTCTTTTCCCTTTGTTGATTCTTTTACTGGAAGGTATTTGGATGTTACAAACTCAACCGAAGCGGAAATAAGGGCAAACTTAGTTCATTTACTTTTAACAAGAAAGGGAAGTAGATATTTTTTACCTGATTTTGGATCAAGGTTATATGAGTATATATTCGAACCTTTGGACGGACCAACTTTCTCAGACATCGAATCCGAAATACAAGATTCGATTAGAACTTATATGCCAAATCTACAAGTTACAAATATCACCGTAGAACCGGCTTCCGCAGGTTTAGAAAATAAAGGAGATACCATCAATCAATATGGTGAAAGGGAATTTAGGGTAACCAACATAGCAAACTTGGAACATACCGCAAAAATAAAAATAGATTACAGAATTACAGACTCGGCTTTTGAGTCACAAGATTTTGTCATAATCAATATTTAAAGTTATATGGCAGAAAAAAAAATATCCTATACGGTAAGAGACTTTCAGGGAGTTAGAACTGAACTTATCAATTTTACAAGAACATACTATCCAGACTTAGTTCAAAATTTTAACGACGCTGGAATTTTTTCAGTGATGATGGATTTGAATGCTGCTGTCACGGATAACCTCAATTATCAAATAGATAGAAGTATCCAAGAAACCGTATTACAATTTGCTCAACAAAAAAATTCTATATATAATATTGCAAGAACTTACGGTCTAAAAGTGCCTGGTCAAAGACCATCTGTCGCTTTGATTGATTTTTCAATTACGGTTCCTGCCTTTGGTGACCGAGAGGATTTAAGATATTGTGGAGTGTTAAGGAGAGGTTCTCAAGTTAATGGTGGAGGACAACCTTTTGAAACGGTATATGATATTGATTTCGCCTCACCAATAAACGCTGAAGGATCACCAAACAGAGTTAAAATACCAAACTTTGATTCGAGTGGAAAACTATTAAATTATACAATCGTCAAACGAGAAGTTGTTGTCAATGGAATAACAAAAGTATTCAAAAGAACGATCACACCAAATGACGTGAAACCATATTTTGAATTATTTTTACCTGAAAAAAATGTATTGGGAATCACAAGTGTTCTTTTAAAACCAGGAACTCAATACTCAACAATTCCAAATCCCCAAGACTTTTTAACAATCGGACCTGAAAGATGGTATGAGGTAGATGCTTTAGTTCAAGATAGAGTATTTATCGAGGATCCAACCAAAGTTTCAGACCAACCAGGAATCAAAGTAGGAAGATATATAACAACATCAAATAAATTCATTTCTGAATTCACACCTGAAAGTTATTGTAAATTGACATTTGGTGGTGGAAATATATCGGCCGAAGAACAATTACGAGAATTTGCTCGTGACGGTAAAGGATTCGATTTAAGTAGATACACAAATAATTATGCATTAGGGGCGGCACTTACTCCTAACACAACATTATTCATTCAATACAGAATTGGTGGTGGTTTAGCGAGTAACATTGGAATCAATACAATTAACCAAATTGGGACTGTCTCATTTGCCGTTAATGGACCATCAGAAACCGCAAATAGAAGTGTAATCAATAGTTTACAATGTAATAACGTAACCGCAGCAATTGGAGGAGCGAACCCACCGACAACCGAAGATGTTAGAAATTTGGTGTCGTTTAATTTTGCGGCACAAAACAGAGCGGTAACCGTTAATGACTACAATTCAATTTTGAGAACGATGCCTGCTCAATTTGGGGCTCCAGCAAAAGTTGCAATTACGGAAGAAAATAATAAAATACGAATTAAAATGTTGTCCTATGATGCAAACGGAACTTTAACAAATGTCGTATCTAATACTTTAAAACAAAACGTGGCCAATTACTTATCAAATTATAGAATGATAAATGATTATATTTCAGTTGAGGCCGCAGAAACAATTGATCTTTCTGTTATTGTTGATGTGGTGTTAGATAATAGTCAAAACCAAGGGGCGATAGTTGCAAAAACAATTCAAATTATTGGAGACTTCTTCAATCCTCTCGTTAGAGAACTTGGTCAAAACGTTAATATTTCAGAGTTGAGAAGACTAATTCAGGCTGAAAACGGAATCGTTAGCATTTCCGACATTTCATTCTTCAACCAAGTTGGAGGGCAATACTCATCATCACAAACATCGATGGCATATTCAGATCCTCTAACAAGACAAATTAAACCAACCGCCGATACTATTTTTGCAACGCCAACACAAATATATCAGATTAGATACCCAAATAAGGATATAAATGTTAGAGTTCTTAATCTAACATCGGTTAATTTCTCTTAGTGATTTATTTTTTTGTAATCAAGTGTATTTTTCTATGAAAATGGGAAATAAACTATTTATGAAAAAAACCGAATTAGATGCCCAAATCATATAGAATAAGAACCCAAATTGGGGTTGATAAATATATAAACGTCAATTTAGAACAAGATTGGGAGCAGTTAGAAATACTTTCTTTGAAGATCTTGGCAAACGACGTTTATACAAGATTTTGCGCCGATTATGGAGTTGTAACAGGTAGAGTCTTTGTAAATAATGGGTTTGGTTTACCAAATGCCAAAGTATCGGTGTTTATTCCTTTGGAACCCGCTGATGAGTTGGACCCTGTCATAACAGAACTTTATCCTTTTAAAACAATTACGGACACAAATGAAGATGGATATAGATATAATCTACTTCCTAAATTACCGTCCTACAACGGACACGTCTCAACAGGGTCGTTTCCGAACAAGGGAGATGTTTTAATGGATGGGTCATATATCGAAGTATTCGACAAGTACTATAGATTCACCGTTACAACAAATGAAAGTGGCGATTTTATGATTTTTGGAGTTCCAATAGGAACACAAACAATCGTTATGGATGTGGATTTATCCGACATTGGTTGTTTTTCTCTTTCACCACAAGATTTAATTAGACAAGGACTTGCAACTGAAACTCAAGTAAATGGTGCGAGATTCAAGTCATCTACAAACCTACAAGAACTACCACAAATAAAAAACTTAATTTTTGATGTTGATGTTAGACCTTTTTGGGGTGATAGTGATTTATGTCAAGTTGGAATTACAAGAGTAGATTTTGATCTAACCAAACAAGCCAATTTAACAATAGAACCGACCGCAATATTTATAGGTTCTATTATCTCAACAACCGATGATGATGCATTAAAAGTTTCTTGTAAACCCAAAAATAATACAGGAAATCTATGCGAAATAGTTGCAGGTCCAGGTGAAATACAAGCAATTAGACAAACTATTTTTTTGGACACAAACGGATTACCAATTTTGGAAAGGTACAAAATTGATGAAGATGGAAAAGTTATTGATGGTGACGGGACATTTGTGTTAAACGTTCCAATGAACTTAGATTTTGTATTTACTAACGAATTCGGTCAGTTGGCAATTTCTAACGACCCAAAAGTTGGAGTTCCAACTAAAGCAAAATACAGATTCAAGTTTAGATGGCAAAACGAACAAGGATTACAAAATAGTTTTATGAAGGCCGATTTTTTGGTTCCAAACGTCAAAGAATATGGTTGGACCAACTCATCAAACGACCCCTTTGATCCTTCACTAATCGGAAGTTATAACTATCAATTACCCGTTGGATCAACAACAGGAAACACCGTAGTGTTTTTAACTCAAGAAGGATTATCGAATCCACAAGCAACCAACGTAGAGTCATTTCAAATTCTTATTAATGGTTCCGTCTATATTGGATCATTAAATTCGATAAACTTAAATATTGGGGACACTATACAAATTATTGCAACTCCACTGGACCCAACACAACCACAAGATATTACATTTACACAAATACCGGCTCAGTTGTTTGACGTATATAAGTCTTACGCTTTTAGCACCGATTGGGACGATTATGTGAATGTCCAAGACGCAATCGATTGTGAAGATACTTTTTATGAATTTAGTTTCAATAAAGTCTATACAACGGCGATGTTTTTAGATAGGTATAAAAAAGGGATAAGTAGAGCAAGACACTTGGGAATTAAAGAAATTGATAATAGAAGTTGTAAATCGACGGTAAATACTTTTCCTGTTAATGATATAATAAGAAATTTTGATTTTATATTCTTTGTTGTAAATCTTTTATTAAATATTTTGGCATTCCCAATAATGGCTTTGATATTTGTGATTCACATTGTGGCAGCAATATGGCAATTGATTAAAACTATAATAGATGTAATCAGAAGCATCTTTAACATTGACAAACCTGATATTCCAGGTTTCCCAAGAATTGGATTACCGATGATTGCATATCCCGATTGCACAAGTTGTGAATGTGATTGCGGGATCAATGAAGATCAAGACACGGGAAATCAAATACAGGCAGCAACTGATTACAATAATGGCGCTGGCGATTTACCCTATACGGTTACTTTGACTACGGTGAATACTTCAATTGCACCTGTTAATAGTGCAAACCTTTATAACATTACACACCCCAATTTATTAAAACTCGCCGATGGAAGCGAACCATATGATTGTGGATTTGGATATAATGGAAATTATGAATCTTTTGAAACATTACTAAATAATAACGATATATCTTTGGATGTGGTTGTTCAGGCTAGTTTAGATTTAAAAAGAACCATATCGGGTTATGACGTATTGTCTTCCAATAACCCAAATAGACTTTTTAATAATGAGTTTTATTTATTACACGCACCACAACCTTTCTTGTGGGCAGCGGAAAAAAAGGGAGCCGCCGCAGATAGAAGATATTTCGCATATCCTTTAACTGACACTTTTCCTCAAAAACTAAATGAATTTAATACTCGAGATAAGTATTTTACGGGTAAAAATAGAATATCAACATGGGTTAATCCGTCAATTAACACAAATCAGGCAAGTGCCACATTTAATGACCAAGTAGTCGTTGTTCTTATGAATGCAGGGGCAACAAGTTCTATTGGTGTAGGAAATCTATGCACATTCCAAGACCCAAATTATACTGATTCGGGATCAACAAATAGACTTTTTAATTTGACAGGAGGAACCTCCAACCAATTTAACAACAACGCCATTACAGGAACAACAGTAACGGGTCAAACAAATGTTTTCGTGGATTATGCAAACCCAACAGACCCTAACGGACAAACTAACTCACAAGCGAATATTATAATTGATGTTCCACAAGTTTCACAACTACCCGTCACAGGAAATACCTTAGTCGAACAAGATTACTTGAAATTTGCAACCGACATGGAATATTTCCAATTAATTACAGGAATGACAGTTTCTGACTTTGAAAATAGTTCATTGGGGACTTCAGGATCATATAATTCGGCGTATTTGTTTCACAATGTTCAAATCGCGGTTCCTAGTTGTGATGTTGTTAATTATATAAATACATTTAGTGCTTGGTCAATTACTGATGTGGTTAGATTACTTCCTGGTTATGAGACATTTGAGGTGTGTATTTTTACAAGAGGTGTAGATCCCCACACACCAAAACAAACTATACGATATGACCTTTCATCGATATTTGGATATACAACCAACGGAAATGTGGAAATAGAGGGAAGTTATTATTTGAATGTTCCAATACAAGCATACCCTTCGGGAAATAAACCAAGAAGTCACAATTCTGTTTCGAATACGGACACTCATTTATATTTCCCATCTTATAGTTTTAATATTAGTCCTTCTAACTACACGGCGTTTACATCAAACCTACCTTATTATTATCTTAGCACCGACGACGCCATCTCAACATCTTACATTCCAGCACCTTTTTTGAATTGGCAAAATGCCGGTTCTTTAATTTTACCAACAGGGTTTTTACAAGTGAATTCATATACACAACCAAAATTCCAATCTGATTATGTTGGTGGTGGATCATTTGCCGGATGGTCGAACAACCTCTCATTCAATTATTCTTTAGAAACCGACAGCGGCGGTTCTTGTAATAATTTATGTCAGATTAGTGAGTATTACAAATCACAAAGCACAAGTAATAACTTTGGATCGAATAGTGCTGGTGGTGTTCTAAGTTCTTCATATTCATCTGTATATTATAGGTTCTCTTTATCACCAATAAGTTTTTCAGACTCGTCCAAAATCATAATGAGGAGTGACCGACTACCAACCTCAACAGGTATTGAAAATGGTGCGGGAAATAGAACAGGATACGCTTTACACCAAAATAACAACTTCGCGATTTTTACAAGTAATGGAATTGTATCAGCACCGTCAATATACGCTGGCGGTGATCCAGCTTCGGGAGAATCTCAAGACTCTAATGACGTGATTTCAGGATTGACATCTACTTTGACATGTGAAGGTATGGTTCCTTTGGCTTGTTATAGTGGATCAGGAAATAGTGTTGGTGTATTACCTGCAGGACAATGTAATATTCCACAAGACAGAATGATAAATGGTTGTTATTGTCTAATTAATAGACCATACATTTCACAAATTTTCGATGATATAAGATTGTTTTTGGAATGGAAAGTTAGATTTATGATGAACTTTGCCGCTTGTCGTGGAGTATTTGCTCAAGTGTTTCAAAACAATTGGATTAATGGAGTTTTATATATGTATAGTTTTAACAAAAGAACTACATTTAGCTTAACAGGAAATTCAGATTACAAATATTGCGATGATGTAATTATATTTAATTCACTTACAAATATTTTTTATTATAGGTCATCACCATGGGACGGATCTAATTTTATTGGAAAAGACGCGCCAATACCTTCTCAAAACACAATCTTGTCTCCAGGATTTAATCAAAAACAAATTCAATTCCCAACAACAATCGTTGATTTAGGGCCAAGAGATTCATTTACAAATGAGATTTGTTGCTCGTCTAATCAATCACAAACCGCTGGTTCATACTACGTTGATCAAATAAAAACAACATCATATCAAGACAACTCAGATATTATACAATTAGGGTTTTTATCAAGATTAACTAATGAAGGAACAAGAAGTAGAATTGGACCAGTAAGTATTGGGCAAACTAATGGAGAAGGAGTAGGAATTATACAATTTTTTAACAGTAATAGAGGTGGTGATAGAATTGATGGGGATTTTGCTCAAATGTTATCGATAAACTCTGAGTGGAAAGTTTTACCATTTATTACAGAAAACATTCCAAACAATACTTATATCTATTTCGGAGATAATCAAAATGGAATACCAAACGCACTTCCACCAAAAAAAATAAGACCTATAATGGGACTATTTTTCACCGCAAATACCGATGAACTGAGATATAGAAAAATTATGTCACCAGGTATTGAAACTTATAGTTTTACACCGTTAATTGAAGAGTCATTTGGATATCCAAAATCACAAGTGGTCCCTCACTATAGGTGGGCAATTACAACTCCCCAAGATGTAGTGGGAACACCAAATATATTTGGATCTGAAGATAATAATTGGTTTACAAACGCTAGTTCCAATTCAGGGTTCTATCAAAAAAGATATCAAGATTTGGACTTTACAAGTGTTCCTGGTAAATATCAAACAAACTTAACCAAATTTGGGTATTTAACAAGTTTCGATAATAACGGTGATCCATTACCTATAACTCCTTTGGCAAACATTTTACAAGGAGAACCAAGCCCGACAATAACGACATCTTCTGTTACCGTTGTTGGTGCACCATATCACTTTTATTTTGGACTAAACAGTGGAAAAACCGCTCTTAATAGATTTTATAAACTTTACGTTCCAGCCGAAGAAGAATAATGATAATTGATCCAACAACAAGAATAATTGAATCGACACAAAGATACAAAGGTGCTCCTAAACAGGATCAACAACTTAGTATTCCTTTAGTACAGACTCAGAAAGAACTTGTCGAGTTCGACAGAAGTGTTGATTTAAGTTTACCAACAGTCTTCGATGAAGAAAGACAACTTTCTTTTACTTTTAGACCTGTTACAAAGTTTATGTTAGTATTTGAAAATGCTTACACAGGATCAACAACATACCCTCCGTTTAGAGATAATCTATATTATACAAATGCGGTTTCAAATGCGGCTTCATACTATCCTTCAGGAAATGTTCCTTCAGTTCCACCATTACCAATTAATTCAAATATACCTTGGGATGGTTTTCCACAATATTCTGAGTTCGATTTTATAAGAACGGACAATGACGTTCAAGGATATACTATTCCACCCAATAATCATTTAAATTTCAAATCGGTTAGCGCCACGACATATAATTGGTCTCACTACATAAGTTACGCCTCTTCGAATGATTATAACAAACAAATGTATGCGGTCCAACCTAATACAAATTTTTCATGGAATTGGACATCAGGTGACGGATTACCTTATATTATTGAAGTTGGAACCAACATACTAACAAGGGTTATTAGTTTTCGGTGTCCTGTAGTTCACGGTCTTAGTGTTGGGGAATTTGTTTTACTATCGACAAACTATAACGGTAACTCTTTTTTCCAAGTCTCAAGTTTGGGGGATGGAGGATCGGGATCTGAAAACTATATTTTTAACATTCAAAATGTTGGATATACAGGATCAACATTTCAAACATTAAATCAAGGAACATTCAAAAGAGTTATAAATCCCGCGAATTCTGCTGATACTATTAGTGAGTATTATGTTAGAAAACACAAAATACTTACCGACTCAAATTGTGCGGTTTTAACAAATGCGGGATATGAGCAAAACGTATATAATGTTAAACAAAAATGTGAGATAAAATCACTCACCCCAAATCAAAGAAAAAGAAATTCAATAAAAGAAGGTGCCAGATCTTACAATCTATCATTTAATTGTGACGTAAATACTTTGAATTTGAGGGATAATCAAACAAGACCCGTTAGTGAATTGTTTATAACAACGGTATGGAGAGGTTATTTTGGTTGGACGCAAAAATTAAAACAAGGGTGGAAGTTCAATACTTTTTTAGATAAAGGTAATCCTCAAATATGGTGGAATCAAAATAATCCGGACTCAAGCACTTTGATAAACCAAAGTCAGTATAATTCACTACTCGGTAATGGACCATTTGTTTATAATGATTTACTAACGTCTGGCGATACTATCGACGGAGATTATTGTGAGTGGAATAACTTTGAACAATTCGAAAGAGTTATTTCGACCTACCAACACAAAATTACATATAACGAGAATTGGTTTAAGTTGGATAATACATTACCGACAACAAATCAATATGGATACTTTTACCAACCTCATAGAACAATACAAATAAGGGCGTTTTCTGATTACATAGAAGAAGGTAGTTCGATTAATGTTGTTGGAATACCTGATTATGCTTATTACTCAACAACAAACGCACTTTTTAGATGGAGAGATTTATATCCATATGGATTTGTTGATACTGATGGTGTTGGTGTAGATTATCCATATTTAAATGACGCTCATTACCCATTTTTGAATACAATTTTTAAAATAACACCTGAAAACTATAATATACCAAGTGATTACGCTCAAGTGGGATCCATACCTATAAACACAACAACAATACCTGAACCAACCGTAGATGAATGCGAGTAGAGTAAAAATAGTAAAAGATGATACTAACAAGTATTTGAATATTCCTATCAACATGCAGTGGGACTTCATGGGGCGTGATGATAGCATTTCTGAGTATGAAGCAAAGGCCATCAAAGAAGTGACTGGAATTGCTGTGGATTTTGAGGTTGCGAGGTTCTCACACAACGTATTTCAAAACCTCGACACGGCAATCACTTATGAATTTAACTTTTATGATGATTCACAACCCATAACCGCAAATACCGTTGGCAATTGGAGTAGTTCATATTTGAATGAAGGGTTCTCAACTCAAGAAGTTTATTACTATTCAAAACCTTTTACCAAGTCTTTTTTCAAACTTGATTTTTATGACACACAAGATGAAAGAACACAACAGATATATCTATCAATAATTCTTCCAATCCAACAAGGACTTACGCAGACCGTCGTTTTAAATAATTTACTCCCTTCAGTTGAGATTAAAAAACCTACTATGATTTTAGATAGTATTGGTGCAGATAAGGAAGGATTTTATATTTATTGGTTAAGAAGTAGAAACTTTATTGATATATCTGAGTTTTATATGAC